AACAAATGATCTAGTTGTAACAAAGTTTGTGGAGTTTGAGTTCTCTGACGATCCTATAATATCATCTGTCGTGTCTGTTACATTAGTCAGCCATGCTTGGTGCTGGTTTGCCCTGTAGCATGGGGCACTTGCCAACACTGTATATTCTCCTGCGGGCAGTGTTATTTGATTTGAAGAAAGGCTCGCCCCAGAAATAGTATTTTTTAGCACTGTGTTTATAGCCCTTATTTGCGTTCCAGCCGCAGAAGTACCACCGTCAGTGCCTGATGTCTTCGTATCATTAGCTATAAACACCTCTCCAGAAGAAGAGCTGCCGCCGCTGTCTAGCCGTGTAACACTAACAGTAGAAGAGCTTGTACGCCTTACATTAAACGTGGCCGATCCATCGTTGACAATCATGTTGCCAACTATCGTTACGCCCGTACCCGCTGCAATAGTCACATCAAAAGCGTCTAAGTTAATCATGGTAAAGTCAAAGTTGCTACCATCCACACTACCACCCAATGCCGCTATAATATTCGCTGCTGTATCTGTGGTCTGTATTCGTGCAACAGTAGGCGTGATTGTAAATTCACCGCCAATTAACTGCGCGGCCGTAAGTGTTGCCGCTGCATCGGATAGCGCCGTATTGGTTTTTAGGTTTACGTTGCCCGCCGTTGATGATAATGCACCCGCTACTGATACTGCACTGGTAAATGCTGCGCCAGTTAAATCAGCTTTAAGCGCTAAGCCTGCGATTGAATTCGAGTCCAGCTCATCAATAGCTGTTTTTACGTTAGTCGCTACTAATGACGAGTCAACATTACTATAAGGAACGTCAACCGCATTAGGGGCGCTAACAACCTGCACAAGTCTAAATTTATTTTCGTCATCAGCTGTCCAAGTACCGGATGTGGTGAATGGTAACTCCGCGATCAATGGGGAATAGATGATTCCTGACCTTTCAATGGTTTTTGCGCCGTCATCAACTAAAAAAACTACTGATCCAGCGTATGCCACCGGTGGAAGGTAGCCAAACTTTAATAGCTGCCCCCTAATTGTTGAGGCTGTATCGCCAAATCTAGTGGTTGTTTCCTCGATTAATGCGCCGCCTGCCTCGCCACCCGTTCGGGAGGTTGCAACCTCCGCAATCGTCACAGTGTCGAGTTTAGCGTTCTCTAAATCTGCGGATGATACCTGATCTTCGCAAGCCATAATTTTTATCCAAAGTCGTTGTTAAAGTCGTTATTAAAATCACTTAATATCGGCTGCACAGGATCATCTTTGTAATATGAATCACTGTAGTTTATAGCCTTTATATTAACATATTGTCCGTCTGATGCCTCTATCTCAATAGGAAGCATTAACTGCCCATTTAATCTAGCCTCGTTACCAAAGCTAAACTCTGTCTTTGTTTCGCTATTGCCCGTGTAAATAGCCTCGGCTGGTGCGTATTCTAATTGCAGCTGCCTATCAGTGCCAAAATCAATAACAGGGATGGACTCAGTAGAACCGTCACGCTTTTTCAGTAATATAAAATGATCGTCTCCCGGTGTAAAAGCTATTACCTGCGATAAGGTTAAATTCAGCCCATCAACCGCCAACACTTCTCCGTCATACGAACCAACCCTCGTACCCTTAACAACCGAGATAAGCTGCATAGGCTTCACTAGGGAACCTTCAAGTGTAGATGAGAAGTCAACTGACTCTTTTTGAAATATCAGCTTGTTGTATTCTCTCATTAATCGCCATGTAGCCTGAGAAAGTCCTTTTACACCTTTAACCTCTACTTTTTTAGGGTTGCGGCCAGACCGGTCAGACGGGAAGTATAGAACTTCTGGTTTGTATGTGTTGTTGTCAATATAGGTAAGCTCTACCGAGTCTTTTCGCTTTCCTTGTGCCGTGTCTCTCGTCCATCGCTCGCTGTTAGGCTGCTTTGATCTGTGAGTAAAAACCATTGCCGGGATTGTTTGCGGCGCCTCAAAATAAGACTTTAAAACAACACCCTCGCGCCATAGAACGCAAAATGCAGCACTAGCTATGGTATAAAATATCTCTTGAGCAGAAGTGTTTTCATCGTCAAAAGTGTAACTAAACCCTCCAGCTTCTGCGCTACTGAAATATGATTCAACCAGCGCTTGATTGCTAACTAATAAATCAAGGTCTATATCTCCTGCGCTTCTTCTGCCAACATAAGGGTCTAAAGCCAATCTTATTAACGACTGCATAGCTTGAGTGTTTTCAGTTAGCGTGCCGGAGAAAACGCCAGATTCGTACTTGTAGACAGTCTCAGTGGCAATACAGTTTATTTCTGGGTTTCGTATTGATGCGTTTTGAGAGTTGGCTATCCGCTTGGTTTGTATTGTTGTAGTATTGCCGAAAAAGTCTTTGTCGACCTCGTATAAACCAAAAATGTCTTTTAGCTTTATTTCATCTACTGATTGACCGCTAAAATCTGCGCTACTTGTTCGCTCAATGGATGCCTGAAAGAAAAAGTCACCACCAAAATCGATTTCAGTAGTTTTCCCTTTCTCGTTTGAATTGTTGCCTGATATGGTTTCGCTGATAACGTAAGGCGTGCCAATCGGATTAAAAGAATCATCCAACTTTGATACGGTAACCCTATAGCTAACGCTTTTATTTGTTCGAGAGCTTCCGTCTTGGGTGTATAAACCGCTAGGAGAATATACATTAACAAGCACCTTTTGGCATTTAACAGTAGGATTATTGAATGGCCCAAGAGCTGAAAAGTTTTCCTCATTCGGAGCCAATATGGTTTGACCGATAGCATCGCCTGACTGAAAAACACCATACACGATCTGGTTTATTGCATCCCCTATCTGGATGTCAGGAGCGGAATTATTGGGCGACTTACCCGGGTAATAAACGCCAGCAGATGCGCCAGTAATGTCAGATAAAAGCGAATCTCCATCTTTTACGTCAGCAACGTTAACTTGGTTTCTGCCTACGCAATAATACCCGTATCTTTCCTCGGTATTGTTGTTATACCTCGCATACTCAGACGATATAACATCCGGTATAGATTTAACTTTTCCGCATATATCTGGGATTCTTGAATTTGGCCGCGCCTTGTTTCGACGGTCAGACAAAGAGTTACTAGGGCTTTCGCGTCCAGATTTAGCTTCTGCAAGCGTTGGAGTATCTGGCGTCAAAAGCCTTACCGCCACAACCGCAAAAATAATTGTAAGGATTGCGCCAAAAAAACCAGCCGGCAAAATACATATCGTTACTTCTTCCGCTAAAACCATTAACTCCACGTTGCGGCTTATTTCGTTTTCTTCGCAAAGATCACCAACATAAACTTTGAAGTTTTGACCATCTTTAATATTTTCATTAATCCATGAAATTACCGACCCATCATAAACGATAGTCTCTGGCGTCATCACCTCTTCTAACTTTCTATAAAGTTTAATTACCGCCAAAATGTTACGCTCTCATATTGTTTCGTGAAGGTGTCAAGACCATCTAGCGTAACTTGGCCTTTCCCTCTGTCGCAATGGTAAACTATGCCATCAAAGAAAATTCCGCAATGAAATATCGAGGACTTGCCCATGTTTTTATCACAAACTATTATATCAAAATTCTGTAATTCCGTTACTTTTTCAAATCCCGCCCTATTTGACTCAAGGTGGTCGCTTATTATAGCAAATGCCTCCCTAAGCTTTTTAGGTCTAAACACTTCGCAAGCTATTCCGTTATCTTTTCGTACCTTAACAACAAAATCCCAGCAATTAAACCGCATAAAAGAGTAAGGCATTCCGATATACTGGATCAAAACAATGACCTCATCATTGGGAAGGTATCAAGATCATAAATCTCTCCTGTTTGGTCTGAGTTTAAATCTGGAACGCCAGTTCTTAATGTAAAAATACCCTTCTCTTGAGAAATTGATTTCACTTGATAGGTAAAAACTTCGACAGGCTTGTCCAAGTAATCGCTAAGATAGCCACGGAAAATAACCACGGGCGACTCATCACTATCTAACGGTATTCTGTCCAGCTCTCCATCTAATATATTAAGCTCATCAGAGAACGTGTAAATAGCCTCCTGATCCAAGTCATTCGACTGCGAAGCCCCAAGCGACTGCATCGATGACGGCTCGTAAACAACGGTCGCTCCATTTTCATCAAGCGCCGTTAATTGTGACGCATCCATCACTAAGTTATAAGTCTTAGACATTAAAGAGTGACTAATTGATACCGTGCTATAGTACCGCTCTCCTTCCGGATTCGAGGCCAGCTTTCGCTTATATGCTTCTATTTCATTAAGCACTAGGCAACCCCAAAGAATAAGATTCCAGCGACCCTAATAACGCCGATGTATTATTGCCGTAACACTGATAAAGGTCGTATAAAGCGGAGCATGAGTCCAATTGTGATGGAGTAACTTGCGCTAGAGCAGTAAAAGAAACAACCCAATTGCACGCGCTTGGCCGATTCTGCTTAAGTGTGCCAGGAACAATATTTACTTGATGCTCAACTATTCCAGTACCGCTATCAAGATTCATCTTAAATGAATCTCCACCATGGTTGATAGCTGCGTCATAAAAACTTAAAAACACCTGGAACTGTAAATCAGACATCAAAAAGTTAAGCGTAAACGGCACTGGTTCAAATGTTCTATCTAAGTTAAATCTAGGCATCCCAGAATCAACTTTAGTTTGCAGAACGTTTGAACCTCTTGTAAAGGCATATGTTCTGTTTGTCAGAGGCTTAATCGCCTGCGGAAACCACTTATCCCCCATTATACTCTCCTTGCCTGTAAATCTGTGCTAGAGGCTAATGACTTTCTCATGCTGCTATTTGCATTAGCTGCATCAGCAGAAACCGTATTGCGAATCAATAAAATTATTCTCCCGTCATCGTCTGATGTTTGATCGAATTCTTTTTTCCCCTCTGACTGATCAATAACAACAATGCTTACATTGGGCTGCGATGAGTTCTCACTCATTATGCCTTTCATTTGGTTGCCAGTGCGAACACGACTATTTGCGGCAGCTGTAATGATTTCTGGGCCACGCTCACCAACTAATACATTCTGCCCCGCTGATATCTGCCCACCCTGCTCACGCGCTGAATCAATAGCCCTAACGTTAGCTAGACCAGCAGCAACAGCAACAGTGGCAGCAACAGCGCCCAAAGCTGGGCCAACAATAGGAATTGACGCAAGGGATGCGAATGCGCTATTCGCCGCCTCATAAGTTTTAACTACAGCATTAACTTTTGCCGCAGCTTTAAACGCTTTGGTTTCTTTGCCGCCGATGGTTTCTAAGTCGGATAAAACGCCCTCGGCAGTATTGCGTCTAGTTCTCCTGGTCTTCTCGTCAATGTCAGCTCTTTTCTTCGCTTCCGCTTCCGCTATATCCTTTCT